TTTGCCCCCTGCTGTCTACTGGGGTTGACTCACTATGAATATAATGTTCGCCAGTAAGATCATGCTTGCGCCACTCTCTTTGATAATATCCATCATCGTCTAACCGCAGTTCAATATAAATATCAATTACATCAAAACCAAAACCGTCATAGTGCAGCTCGTTTTCGGTTGATTTTAATACGATTAGAACGGGCTTAACTTTTGAGCCTATTTTTCTGACTTGCCAATTAACAATTTGGTCCGCGCTAAACCTAGTGACGGTTGCAACAGTCTGGTTATCAACCATATCCTGCCTTGAAACATCGCCATCAACAGTGGGGAAGTCTATTAACAGTCCCGCTCTGCCAATTCTCACAACGTCTTTAAAGACTTCTTGAGCTTGTTGATAGATAGATACGCCAGCCCCGTCGATGTCATACCTAACTTAATCCAAGCTATCGGGGACTGTGCATTTCGGAGGCTCACTAAAAGCCTTTCCTAAAAATCCTTGAGCGGTATATCCAGCAATTGCATAAAAGACACTTCTCTTAAAAAATTGATCTCTGCGCTGCTGCGCTGACTGTGAGCCGTCATGACTGTTAATTTTTACGATGTATTGTTTTAAATTTTTGGCTTCACAAATATCGTCAATGAGCTGCCATTGTTGAATACTGTTTACATAATTGGGGTGCTGGAAATCGATCATATTGCCATGCCTATATCGGTTTCAAAAATTGGTCTACTCAGTGACCATTTTCGATTGATAAAGTATCCCGCCGCATCGACCCAGTCATCTATTGCAGGATGTTCGTTATATTTTTCAGGTACTCCCCTCCCATCATAACCTTGCGCCTCAAGAGCTTCGGTGAGATTAGGACAGTTATCTGTGTTGATAAGCCATTTGTAATGAGATAAGAGGCCATTTACAGCATTAACCCTATCTCTGATGGGGGGATTCGCCCTCGGGCAGTCAACAAAATAACCTGAGTCGCGTATTATATCAATATCTGACCTTGATGCGTTAGTCCTCTGCGATTGCCCACTAGCATCAGGGTATACAGTAATCCTTCTGCCCTCTTTTTGATATTTGGAAAGCCTAATACAAAAATCTCTAGTGTCATGGCTAATAAATTCGTCAACGGTTATTGGCGCTCTCTCCTCAACTACACTAACAATGGCACAACATCCGCCTATATTGAAATCAACTCCGACCATAATATGATTATCATCATCGTATAGGATTCTATCGCTATGGTGGTTTCCTCTGTCAAAAAAGTGATAAACCTTATTAGCCGTTAGGCTTACAATTTCTCCATCTAAATATAACTTGGCTAAAACAGAATCATAATTCTCTTTGATTTGCTCAATATAACCGTCTGGAATGAATGGGTTAGAGATTGAAGGGGCTTTAATTACCTCATGAAAAGGCGTTTTGTTTTTATACCAACGGCTATAAATAAAACCGCTGAACCCTTGATCTGGCGTGGTGACACAGCCAATTGTATTCCCTTGAGGGTGAAGGCATTTCTGACGATTCCTTTCTGTTATTTTTCTCCAAACCAATGCTGCTTTATCTTTAGGAAGGGTATCAAGCTCGTCAACAATAGAATGGGCAACCTCATAGGCAACAATTCTCTGCGGGTTGTCATATGAACGTAGAATAATAGTGCCGTAATTAGCGACTTTGATTGTATAGTCAGAGCGATTAGTAAGGTAAGGCAGTCCTAAGTTTTCAAGCTCCTCCTCTAAGCCAGTTATAGCCCTCAGCTTTAAAAGGTCATAGGTTGGCATATAATAAGCGGCATTGGTTCCTCTATCTTGAACCATAAGAAGGACAAGCCTCGCGGTTCCTGCTTTTGTCTTTCCAGAACCTAACCCCCCAATCATCGCTGGGTATTTAGCCTCGGAGAATACAAAATCCTCTTGAGGTTCAGTCAGACTTAACAGCACGGATAATCTGAATTACGTTGTCATCGTTAAACGAAGCCACTTCTGGCTCTTGTTCCCGCCATCCCGCTTGAGTCTTTAGAAAAAACATACTTGCAGAGACATTCCCTTGAGTTGCCTGATTCACTAGATTCCCCGCTACTGCGGCGATTGCTTTTGCTTTTCCTCTTTTATACCCCTCAGATACTTCTGATTGACGTAACTCTATAGCGCGAAAAGTGTTTTCTGATATGCCCATGTAATCAGATAGTTGAGATTTTGTTAAAACCGAGGCGAGCTTTTCAACCAACTGTATTTGGTCTTGGTCAAATACTACGAGAGGCTTCCCGCCTCCTTCGCCCTGTTTGTTTATTTTCATTTATGTAGTCGTTTTCTCAATTCGGTAGATGAAAGACCATGCTTTCTGGATGTATATCGAATAGGTATTGGTAACTCAGAGCCAGTAAAAGCAATGCCTTTGTATTCTTCTCCTACAAATCGAACGTCAATTTTTTGTGTTTGTAGAATAGTTAGTAAGTCACTTTCGGTGCAATAAGGAATAACCTCATCTGCATACCTTGTGCCTTTGGTCTGTATATATCTTTCGACAATACTTTGAATAGGTTTATTTTTTTCTGGCCTATCGAGAGTAGGGTCAACTTGCAAACAGCATATAAGATAATCACACTGCTCTTTTGCTTCCTTAAGCATTGTTATATGCCCTGCGTGCAATAAATCAAAGCATGATGCTGTTATCCCAACAAAATGTTTCATCTCTTACTCGCCACACATAATGCAATCAAAGCATATTTTATGTTTTTTCCAATCGTCACTAGCGTGCATTTTTTGCAATGACTTCATTGAGTTACTATTCCACGCCTCATTTAGTGTCATATCCTTAATATTACCTATTACCAATTTTTTACCAGATAGCTTGCAGCAAGGTAAAATATTTCCTGTAGTCTCAACCACAAGTTGCTTAAATGGGAATTGACAGCCTTCATCTGGGACAACTAAATCCTTAATCGCCAATCCTGTATTCCTGTCAGGGACTTCGTTCATCTTTTGAAAAGCAATAATGTCTGCCTTGTCTTTCCAATAATCTTCGAATTCTTGCGCTTCATGGAGGTTTAAAGTGTTTTTCAGAAAGCTAACCCTGATGATAGGAAACTGCCTACCTAATTCATTACGCTCTTTGATAAGCGCACAGACATTTTCAACAACAAGCCTATATCTACCATCCAACCTTTGTAGGTTATATGTTTCGGGGGTTATAGCATCAATGGAGATAAATATTTTTGTAATTCCTGACTCAAGCATAGACTTTCTTCGCTTGGCATTTAATAAGCTGCCATTTGTAGCTAAATATATGTTCAATATTCCTTTGTCTTTTGCGTAACGAATACAATCCTCTAAATCCTTTCTGAGCATTGGCTCATTAATATAATTTAGCTTAAGGCTTGTAACTCCTATTTCTACAGCTTCATCAATAATTTTATGATAGGTGTCTATGCCTATATTTTTATTCGTAATGTCCTCATAACCATGCAAACAGAAGGGGCATTTCATATTACAACCAGAATTGAGCTCAACATCTATTTGCACAGGATGATCTAAAGACTCCATATTGCTTGCTCTGTCCATTTCTTCTAAAAACAGATTCCACTTGTCAGTATCTATTTCCGGAGGACACTTCTTTAGCAGATCGCCGTGTATAAATGTGTGTGTGTCGCTCATCTTTTTGCCTTCATGCTCATTCCGTAATTATTTATTTTATTAATTTGCTTATAGTCAGAGTGCTTAATTAGTTTTTGATTTCTAAAAGACTCATAATCGACATGATGATGAACTCGATTATACTTATAAACCATTCGAGAAATATCAGGATGAACCTTAACCAGCATTAGGCTTTTTGCTAAAGTTCCTGTTTCGGTGTACTTCCTGTTGGCATCAACGCTGCCCAGCTTGTGATAAAATTCTTCAGTATTCCCACCCTTTAATAACTGTGTTTCCATTTTATCTATTAAAAAAGCATTAAATAATATCGTACACCATCCCGCCTTAAGGATATCAATGGACAGTATTGTGTCCTCGTTATGCCTGCCTCGCCATCGAAATGGAATGTCATTCCTAATAAAATTACAGGAATAAACCCTTCTATTGGCTACAAAGGGTGGTCGTTTTAATCTATGAGGAGCAAATGCTCTGTAATTTGGTCCCGCCATTGCTACATTTGTATAGCGTAAGCAGAAATCCTCCATTGCCGCCCAATAAGAGGCAGAAGTACATTTTACCTTTTCATTTTTGTTTAATCGTAAGAAATCTCTAATATTGTCATCCATCACCCAATGATATTTAGCCCCTAATTCAATGGAGTGGTCCCATGCAAAATTTCTGGCTGGTCCCGCCCCTGTGCTTTGGCTTAATCCAAAGTTGTCACACACCTCATATTTGTCCTTATATGACATATCCATTGGCAATACAGTAACTAACAACTGCATATTCTCAACCGACTTTTCGTAATCAATAACTTGCGATGGCTCTACCACAACATAATGATGAATTCCCATAAAAGATAAAGATTTGCTTGTATACATATAGTCCTCTCGGCCTTTCGAGGGGATATATATAGGGAATTGCGGAAGCTGGCTAGTCATAACGCTTTGACTCTGTATCATTTCTTTCTTTTTCAGGAAACCATGTTGATTTGGTTTTTCCTGTATCAGTTTGACCAATAATGCTGAAAAATTCTTTTATATCGTCATCATTTTCAAAGTGAACAATAACGTGTCTATATGATGTTGCATCGGGCTGATCAAACTCTGGCATATTAGTCCATTCATCATCTGCATTATTTATTCCTTCCTGTACTTCCAGAAAAAGACCAGCGAGTTCAGATTCGGAAAATCCTATTGAATCAACATCAAAGTCAGAAATTTTTAACGATAATATTTCCTTTTTTAAATTTTCTTCATCCCAAGCAGAATTTAAAGCAATCTTGTTGTCAGCAATGACATAGGCTTTTTTCTGTTCTTCTGTAAGGTTTTTCAAGAGGATGATTGGCAGCTTTTCAATACTCAAAGTTTTTGCCGCCGACACGCGACCATGACCAGCTATAATGCCGCCAAATTCATCAATTAGAATGGGATTAGTGAAGCCGAATTCTTGGATAGATGCGGCGATTTGTTCAATTTGCGC